TGTAATACCAAATGCTACAAGTATAAGTAATATACAAGGATGGAATGCTATGGATGGTTTAACAAAAAGTCAAAAAGGTACATTAGGTTATTATAGCAACTTACAAAAAAATCCACAATTAATAAATACAGGTAATACATATGATTTAGATAATTATAGTGGTACTATATTTGATTTACAACGTAAATCTTATAATCCATTTAAAGAGTATGGTGGACAAACTGAAGGTTATGCTTTAGATGATACACCTGATGATATAAAATATAAAACAGGTGGTCAAACATTTACTATAAAAAAAGCTCAAAAAGGAAATGCAGAAGTTACTTTTAAAGATGAATATGAACAATTTGAAAACTTTATACAAGAAGAAGAAACAAGTTGGGATTATGTAAAAAATAAAGATTCAGCAGTATTAAAACCTGATGGCAAAACATATTATAAAGTATATGAAGATGGTAAGTTTTACCCATATTATCATCAAAATTCAAATGGTACATATGAATCAGAAGCTACAATAGGTTTTGGTAGAAAAGGAGCAGATATTTTTGATACATATAAATCAGGATTATCATTAGAAGATGCTGAATTATTTAGAAAAGAAGATATAGATAACGCATTAAGAAAAACTAAAATTTTTATTGATGCTAATTATGGAGAAACTGCATATGATAATTTACCTGCTAGAACTAAATTTATGCTTGCAGATTATACATATAATCTTGGTAAATTAAGTAAATATCCAAAATTTGCTGATGCTATCATGACTAATAATATTGATAAAGCATTAGCAGAATATATTAGAAATGATGAAAAAGGTGGTTCACCATTAGCTAGAAATGAAGGATATTTAAATATGTATTTACAACCATGGATAAATAATATAAATGAAGAAGAATTAAAAAGACAAGAAGCTAATTTAAAAATGATTCAAGAATTACAAAATCAAACTGTAATTCCAGCAGATAATACTATGATTGGTACAAATCCATTTGGTGGTTTTAAAGATGGGGGTGAACTTTTTAAAGCTCAACCAGGTACAGAAGTTAATCTGGCTGAAACATATAAATATATACCATCAGAATTTCTTAATGTGCCAGAAGGAGAGTTTACATTTGATTATAAAAATAAAGATGGTAATGTAGAAACTAGAACAGGTGTTTATAATCCACAATGGTTTGAACAAGGGTTTGAAGATTCAGATGCTTATAATGCTTTAAGTGATGATGAAAAAATAACCTTTGCTAATAATCCATATATAAATAATGAAGGTGATATGGTTCATCCTCTATTGTGGAATAAAGAAACTTTAGAAAAAGAAAATAAAAAAAGATTTCTTCATGGATTATATCAAAAAATGTATACCAAACAAGATGATGGTAGTTACATTTTAAATCCAGAATATGAAACTGCGCTAGGTGATGCTAGGTATCTTACTACAACAGATGTTCCATATTCAGAAATTCTAGATGATGGGGCATTTTCTAGTACATTAGCTGCTGATCCAAATAATACAAGTTGGTATAGAGAATTAAAACCAGAGATTTTTACTGATGGTAAAACAACGACAGGATACACATGGGATAAAGATAGTCAAGAGTTTGTACGTACATCAAATATGACATATAAAGATTTGGTAAAACAGTACAAATACATTAAAAATATGCCTGGAATGGAAGGCATTTCTAAAAAAGAATATAAAAACAGATTACAACAAGGAGATATATATTGGCCTCAACTTCAAAGTCCAGCACAAGAAGCACAGTTTCAAGAGCAATATAAATCAATAATGAATCCAATTAAAAAGGAAGATGTACAATTACAAAAAGATTTTTATGATAATGCTATAAGTGGAGATTTATATAAACAAAAATTAATTAATCAAGGTTATGAGAATGTTGATGAAATTATAGACATGAGAAAAGATGCTTTAGCTAATTCTAAAGTAATGTATGATGCAGATTCTGATTCTTACAGAGATGAGGCTTATGATGATGATCCTAATTTAATTAAAAAAATTCTTGATAAAGTAACTTTTTTAAATGATCAGTATAAAGATTCAGGTATAGATTATAATTATAAAGATGTATTTTTTGCAAATCCTTATTATACAAGAATAGGTGAAGAAAGAACAGAAGCAGATCTAAATTATGACAGCAGAAAAATAAGAAATGAAGCTGAACCAAATATATTTACTGATGATCAATTTCAAGCTATAATACAATCACAATATGGTCACCTAGATGTTCCAGCATTTAGAGAGCTTAGAAATAAATTAATGAGAGGTGAAACAGGCAGTAGAGCTTATACATCAGGATCAAGACAAGGAGATGTTGTATTAGATCCAAGACAAATTCAAGGTTTAAATATAGATATGGGTTTTGAAGGAACTCCTGCTGAATTAAAATCACAATTAGAAGCAACATTAGCCCATGAGCTTGGTCATCAAATGGGTTCAAGTAAGTATATTAAAGATTTTAATTTAAATGATGCTGATTATAATTATATACAAAGTAAAATGAATGTTTCTGATGATGCAAATTCTCATGATAAATCTGTATATGAAAGAAAAGCAGATTTAGAAGCTTTAAGATATGATATGTATAAAACTATAGGATTTAATTATGGTACAGATGTTTTAACTCCTGAAATACTTGAACAATATAAACAATACATTAAAAATAATCCTAATCCTAATTTACCAACTGAAAGAATGTTTCAGTTTTTTAATGATCAAGATATTATAGATATTAATAATACTGTAGCACAAAATTATGAAATAGGTGATTATATTGGTGATCCAATTAGTGTTAAGTATGGAGGTTCATTACCAAAAGCACAAATGTATAACTCTGAAACGCCAAGCTTTGGTGAAATAGCATTAGCATTAGAAAGACAAAAAAGATTATATGAACCTTACGGTGGTTATGAGAATTTTGTTAAAATGGATGATTTTAATAGGTATCAAGGATATTTAAAAGATGGTGATATAGAATCTGCTAATCTTTTATTTCCACAATTTGCTAATATGAGTTTTGGTGATTATTATGGTCAAACTAGAGATAATTTAACTGCAGCACAAAATACACAAAATCCATATCTTCGTTCTAATCTTACAAATAAAGATGCAAATAATTTTGAGTTTACATATAAAGGTAAACCATATCATCCATATTCATATGAAGAAGTAGCTACTCCTCAATTTACAGAAGTAATGCAATTTTTAGATGAAGAAATAAAAAAATATGATGGAACTCAAGAAAATAGTAATATATTTCAAAATAGAGGAGACTTATTAAAATATATTAATGAACAATTTCCAGAAGGATCAAAAGAAAGAGCATATATAAATTATAATAAATCTGTTCAAGACGGAATTAATTCAATGGTTTCAGGTTATGATCAAAATTTACCATATGTACCAGAAGGATTTGATTTTGATAAAGATTATAATTATGAAAATATTAATATTGATTTTAATAATAATAATTTAAATAATCCTTATATAAATAATCTTAATACTCTTCCGCCAGATAATACAAGAGTAGTTACAAATCAAGTTAATTTTAATGATATACAAAAACTAAATAATAATCGTTCAAATCAAACATTTATAAGTCAAGATAATAGAACTATTGGAGAAAGACAACGGGCTGCAGAATATACAGAAGCATATAAACAACATGAAGAACGGATGAAAAAAGGTATAGCACCTAATATGATGTGGTTATATTCAACTGCACCAGCTTTTCAAGGTGCAGGTGGATATGAAAGAGCTGTAGAAGATTATAATTATAATCCAATTAATGCATGGTCACCAATAGAAATTGCAGCTAGTACAGTTTTACCTTTTAAAGGTTATAATACAGTTATGTCTACACCTTTAAATGTAGTAAAAAATATACCAGGCAGAATAAAAAATGTAATTAAAGGTACAAGAGGAAGTGTACCATCAACAACAGTTAGAGGTAGTTCTATTAATCCTGTTACAGGCAGATCTTTAACATTTGGAGATTTAGCTAATGTAGGATGGGGTACTAATGCTGCAGTAAATACATTTCCTAATGCAATTAGTAATTTTCAAGAAGGTGATATTACTTCAGGTTTAGCAAATACTGCATTTGGAACATTTGAGTTAACTGGAGTACCTAGTAGTTTACTAAGAGGTTATAAAACATTACCTAATGCTGCAAAAGTATTTGGAAGTGGAAATATAGTTCCAACAACTGCTAGTGGATTACTTAATAAATATCCTAATTTAAAATATAATGAAAATATAGGAATGTTTAATACTGTTGGTAATAATCCTAATTTAAGAACATTTACAGGTATAAACCCACAATTTAATAAATCCTATGATAATATTATAGGACCAAGTATTGGACAATTACCATTATTTAAACCACATCCATTTTATAAAGGACCTACACAATCACAATTTAGATCAATATTAAGGAACCAATAAAATAATTTTATAATCACTTGCAAGTTATATAAAAAAGTTTATAACTTTGCAACCAAAAACATTAATAAGATGAGTTTTAGTTACGAAGAATATAGCAAAATGACAGAAATGGAACAATTAAAAAATGAAGAAAAGTTCATATATCATGCATTTACTAATTCGTATTACCTTCTTATAGGAGGGAAAAAACTTGAAGATGTTGTTAATGTAGAAAAATTAGAATCATTTATATTTATGCATGATATTACAGATACTCCTACTAAGGATGATGTACAAAATCTTATAGATTATTTTGCTGAAAGAGATGATTTTGAAAAATGTATTAAACTTAGAGATAAGTATAATACAAATAAATAATTTTAAACTTTAAATATGCCAACGGCAAATAAAGCAAAGACTCCTCCAAAAGGAGCAATCAGATTTTCAATTTCACTATCTGATGAGCAAAAAAAAGCAAAAGCAGAAATTTTAAAAACACCTTATAATTTTATTGTAGGTAGAGCTGGTAGCGGTAAAACATTACTTGCAGTACAAATAGCTTTAGATCAATTTTTTAAAAGACAATACAATAAAATAATTATAACAAGACCTACTGTTTCTACTGAAGATAATGGGTTTTTACCTGGTTCTGAACGTGAAAAAATGGAACCTTGGCTAGTACCAATTAGATCTAATATGAGAAAGGTTTATAACAAACCGCAACTTTTAGATAAAATGGAAAAGGATGAAACTATAGAATTATGCTCTCTGGCGCATTTTAGAGGCCGTACATTTGATAACTCTATTGTAATAGTAGATGAGTTCCAAAACTTAACTAGAAGTCAATTAGCAATGGCTATTGGAAGACTAGGTAAAGACTCTAAAATGATTTTTTGTGGTGATTCATATCAAATAGATTTAAAAGATAAGAACTATTCAGCATATCATGATATGTCAAAACTAGTAAATTCAAAACATGTATTTAAAACTGTATTAGAAGATTCACATAGACATGATGCAATAGAAGAACTACTTGATCTTTTAAACGGTTATCACTAATAAATTAAACTTATTTTATTTAATTTTTAAAAAAATTTATAAAAGTAAACCTTTATTGTTTATTTTTTTGTATATTTGTAATGTATATTAACCATAAAAATAAAAAAATGGCAAAAGAAAAAGTTGAGCTGTCTGAAGAACAAATGGCAGCTAAAAGAGAAGAGTTAACAATCTTCTACAAAGAAAACATTGTGCATTTAAAAGCACAATTAGAGTATGAAGAATGTCTAAGAGACATAGAAAAAGCTAGAGCTGAAAGAGTTCAAGCACAAATGTTTTTAGCACAAGCAATGGGAGCTAGTACTGAAGAATCTAATGATACACCTGATGAAGTACCTGCAAAAAGAACTTTAAAAAAGGTGGCAGATGAAGTATAGTAGAGAACATATTAAAAGATCTGTAGAATCTAAAGGTTATAAATGGTTTGAAAACGGAGATTTCAATGTAAATATTGTAGGTATTAGAAATGCTGAAACAGCTGGAAAAGTTACAAATAAATTTGATGATACAATAACTATTTCTTATAAAGAAAATGGAGTTTGGAAATATTATGAATTTGATTGTACTACTGATCCAGGATCACATTACATGGATGCTCCTATAGTTAAATCAAAAGGAACTGCAATACTAAAAGAAGGGCAGTATAGAGGATCTCATAAAATTAGAAAACACCAAGGTAGATATGAAGCTTTAGGTCAATGTAAACCTGTTACTGTATATAGAGATAACAACAGAGATGATGTATATAATCTAAATACAGAAAACTTAGATACAGGTTTGTTTGGTATAAATATTCATAGAGCAACTAAATATGCTGGTAAAAAATCAACACAAGTAGATAAGTGGTCTGCTGGTTGTCAGGTTATTGCAGACAATGATGATTGGAGATTTTTCATGAAAGTCATGAGAAAAGCAAGAGATACTTGGAGTAACAGTTTCACTTATACTTTACTTAACAGCAATGATATTGTTAAAACATGGCTGTCGTAAAAAAAGTAGATAAAAGGATTAGAGTTTCTAAAGATGATATTATAAAATATCAAATAGTTACTTATTGTTTTTTAAATGATATTCAAATAAGTAAAGCTGATTTAGATTGTTTATGTGAATTAGCAAAACTTAAAACTACAGAATTAAATAAATTTTGTAAAGTAATATCTGAAAAACAAATTTTTAAAAGTGCTCAATCATGCAGAAATGCTATTCAAAAAGCAAAAAGTAAAGGCTTGATTAAAAAAGACAATAAAAAAATCCTATTATCAGAAAATATTCAGTTGCAAGTTGATGGTACTATTTTATTAGATTTTAAAATTCTTAGTGTTGAAGAATAACATAAAACCTAAAACTTATAAAACATTTTATAAGGATATTGCAAAAGAATGTGAAGTACATGAAAATTTGGTAGAGGAATTTGTTAGATTCTTTTATAACAAAGTAAGACATGAACTAGAAGAATTAAATAATACTAGAGTTCTTTTACCAAATTTAGGTACTTTTATAATAAGAAAAAATAGATTAGAAAGATCTATAAAAAGACATAAAGATATGTTAGGTAATATGGAAAAAACTACATATTCTGGATATGGTAAACATTTACCAGTAAAAGAAAAACTTATTAAAATGGAAAAAACATTAGACCGTATAAATATAGAAATAGATAATAAAAAAAATTGGAAAAATGAAACTAGGTAAATTATTAGGAGCAATAAAACATTTAGATCAAGTATATGAAGGTGTTAAAAATAATATTTGGAAAAAAGACTATGTAGAAATTATTGCAGGAGATAGATATAGCATATGTAAAGAATGTGATTATCTAGATATAAAAGGTAGTCACTGTGCTGCTTCAGGTACTCAACCTTGTTGTGCAAATTGTGGATGTAGTCTTGCTTTTAAAACAAGAGCATTATCTTCTTCATGTCCAAGTGGTAAATGGGATGCTATAATGTCAGATCAAGATGAAAAAGCATTAAATGAAATAATGAGTAAAAAGAAATAATTATGGCAGTAGTTTTTAAAGAAGATGGGCATATATATCAAAGTTTAGATGAAAATTTAGAAAAAGATAAAATAAACTGGACAAGTGTTACTTCTTTTATTGCTAAGTTTAAACCTAAGTTTGATAAAGAAGCTGTTGCAAAAAAATCTTGTAAGAATAAACGTTCAAAATGGTATGGTCTTAAACCTAAAGAAGTTATAAATATTTGGGAAAAAGAAAGTCAAAGAGCTATTGATTTAGGTAATTGGTATCATAATCAGAGAGAATCAGATATGCTTGATTTTAAGACTATAGAACGTGAAGGTGTAGAAATACCTATTATAAAACCAATAGTTGATTCTAATGGTGTTAAAATAGCTCCTAATCAAAAATTAGAACCTGGTGTTTATCCAGAACATTTTGCTTATCTAAAATCTGCATGTATTTGTGGTCAAGCAGATTTAGTAGAAATAGTTAACGGAAAAGTAAACATTACAGATTATAAAACAAATAAAGAAATAAAAGAAAAAGGTTTTGTAAACTGGGAAGGTATAACATCTAAAATGTTTAAACCTTTAACTCATCTTGATGATTGTAATTTAAATCATTATAATATACAATTAAGTTTATATATGTATATTATCCTTAAGCATAATCCAAAATTAAAACCTGGTAAATTAACAATACAACATGTATCTTTTGAAAAAGAAAAAGATGATAAAAATGGTTATCCAATAAATAAGTATGATTCTAATGGAGAACCTATTATAAAAGAAATAAAAATGTATAACCTACCATATTTAAAAGATGAAGTAAGAAGTCTAATAATGTGGATAAAAGACAACCCATTATGTTAGCTAAATTATTTGATGTACAAAACGGTAAAGTAATACCATCAGAACATTGTTATTCTTTAAAAACATTAAAAAATATTATGGATAAATATCCAGATACTTATATGCAAGTTTATTTATATATTTTTTATATGACTTGTCCTGATCCAGATATGAATCCATTTTTTAATATGCCAGAACATGAAAAAGAAGAATTAATTGTAGATGAAATAGGTTTAGAAGAATCTTCTGAAGATGAATCTATTAGAAATGCTGTTAGGTTTTGTGAAGATTTATATCAAACACCAACATATAGAGCATATAAAGGAATTAAAACAATGCTTGATAGATTAGCAAGATATATGGAAACTACATCTATTGAACACGGTAGAGATGGTAACCTAACATCATTAGTAAATACTGCTGCTAAATTTGAACAAATAAGACAATCATTTAAAGGGGCATATAATGATATGAAAGATGAACAAAAAAGTCAAGTACGTGGAGGACAAGGCTTGGCTTATGATCAAATGTAATAACCAAAAATAAAAAAAAATGCAAAAAATTATTCCATTAGGTAACAAAGTATTAATTAAGTTACATGAAAAAAAAGAAACTTATGGTAACACTGGAATTTATATTCCTGATTCAGTACAAGAAGATCCAATGACAGGAACAGTAATGTCAGTTGGTGAAGATGTAAAAACAATGAAAGAAGGAGACAATGTTAGAATAAGTGAATTTGGTACTCCAATGAGTATTGAATCAGAAGGTAAAGAATGTTTATTATTTAATCAGCAAGATATTGTTGCTAAAGTAGTTGATGTATAAGGTTATACCTACATACAAGGACAATAAATGGTCTGAAACAAAATTTGAATCAATAGAGGATTTTAGATCTTTTATTGATTCTATTTTTAAAGAACCAGGTAAATATAATTTTGATAAAACTGCATTATTATTTAATGAACAAGCAGTTAATTTTAATAAAAATGGTTTTTATTGTGATAAACCATTTAGATCTAAAGATTTTATACAATACTGGAATGACCAAAAAAATAAATGTAGAGAAGGTGTAATATATCATAGTAAAAATGATACATGGTATATTACACGTGACTATTATATGTGGTTAAACTTTTTACCTATTTTTGATAAAGAAGAAAAAAAATATGGATTTGCTAAAGTAAGAGATGCTCAGTATCATATGGCTTTATATGAAATTATGGCTGAAATTAATTATAAACATGTAGCTATTCTTAAAAAACGTCAGATTGCTTCTTCTTATTTTCATATGGCAAAAATTGTTAATCAATATTGGTTTGAAGAAGGATCAATATGTAAAATAGGTGCATCATTAAAAGATTATATTAATGATAAAGGTTCATGGAAATTTTTAGATGAATATGCAACATTTCTTAATCAACATACTGCATGGTATAGACCAAACAATCCAGATAAAGTTCTTTTATGGGAACAAAAAATTGAAGTAAGAGTTAATAACAGAAAAACTCAAAGAGGTCTTAGATCTAAAATACAAGGTGCATCTTTTGAAAAGAATGCAACAACAGGTGTAGGTGGACCTTGTACTTACTTTTTTCATGAGGAGGCTGGTATTGCACCAAAGATGGATCAAACATATGAGTATATTAGACCAGCTATGACATCTGGTATGATAACAACTGGACAATTTATTGCTGCAGGTTCAGTGGGTGATCTTGATCAATGTGAACCATTAAAGAAAATGATAATGCAACCTGAAGCCAATGGTATTTTAGGTGTAAAAACAGATCTTATTGATGATAAAGGTACCATAGGTATTGCTGGGTTATTTATACCAGAACAATGGTCTATGCCTCCTTTTATAGATAAATATGGCAACTCTTTAATTGAGGCATCTTTAAAAGCTATTTCAACAGAAAGACAAGAATGGAAAGATGAGTTAGATCCTGAACAGTATCAATTACGTATATCTCAAAAACCTACAAACATTGGAGAAGCATTTGCATATAGAAAAGCTTCTATATTTCCTCAAAGTTTTCTTACTAAACAGTTACAAAGAATAGAACGTAAAGAATATTCTTATGAGTTTATTGAATTAGAAAGAGATGAGAAAGGAATTAAACCTATTAAATCAAATAGAGCACCTATATCTGAATTTCCTGTAAATAAAAAAAGAGAAGATAAAGGTGGTGTTCTTACTGTGTGGGAAAGACCTATAAAAAATCCAGATTTTGGAACTTATTACGCATCTATTGACCCTGTGTCAGAAGGTAAAACAACTACATCAGATTCTTTATGTAGTATTATTGTATATAAAAATCCTGTAGAAGTAACAAAAGAAACACCAGAAGGATTAGAAACTTTTATAGAAGGAGATAAAATAGTTGCAACATGGTGTGGTAGATATGATGACATAAGTAAAACACATGAACAACTAGAAAGAATTATTGAATGGTATAATGCATGGACTATTGTAGAAAATAATATATCATTATTTATTCAATATATGATTTCAAAAAGAAAACAAAAATATTTAGTACCAAAATCACAAATGGTATTTCTTAAAGATCTTGGATCTAATAGTAATGTATTTCAAGAATATGGTTGGAAAAATACAGGTACTTTATTTAAAAGTCATCTTATATCATATGCTATAGAATTTATAAGAGAATCAATAGATGAAGAACTTGATGATAATGGTGAGGTATTAAATGTAAAGTTTGGTGTAGAAAGAATACCAGATAAAATGTTAATAACAGAAATGTTACAATACTATCCAGGATTAAACGTAGATAGACTTGTATCATTTGCTGCATTAGTAGCATTTGCAAAGATGCAACAAGCAAATAGAGGGTATGTTAAACGTAAAGAGAGAGATAAATCACTAGAATCTTTGGATAATTCACAAAATTTGTATAAATTATCTATGAGACCTTTTAGTAATATAGGAAGGAAAAAAAATAATAACATACTTAAAAAAAGAAGAAATCCTTTTAAAAATATTAAGTAATGTATGATTGGGTAACTACAACAACAATAGATTGGGATTCTCCATATTCCCATATTCAATATATTTATGTATATGATTATGATGATGTGGTTTATAATTCAAATGAAGAAAACTAAATTATGAAAGTATTAAGCGCAATGCAACTAAAAAATGGTGCTAAAGCAGATGGAAGACATGCTTCAGTATCATTAACACAACCACTACAATTTTTACCTGCTAAAGAAAAAGATGATAAGTGGGCTGCGTGGAATCTAGATTGGTTAGAAAAAAGAGGTCTTGATTATCTTAGAGATAATGCAAGAAAAATATTAAAAAATTATAAACTTGCAAAAGGTATAATTGATAAAACAGATTATATTATTGAAGATGATAATGACTATACAGATCTTATTAATATATTAACTAAAGAAGATCAAACAGCATTAGAGTTAAAATTTTATCCTATAATACCTAATGTAATTAATGTTCTTGTTGGTGAGTTTTCAAAAAGATATTCTAAAGTTCAGTTTAGAGCTGTTGATGATACGTCTTATAATGAGATGTTAGAACAAAAAAGAATACAAATAGAAGAATCACTATTAACTGATGCAAGAAATCAGTTAATTATGAAAATGGTTCAACAAGGAGCTAATCCTGAATCAGAAGAGTTTCAACAAAATATTGCACCAGAAAAATTAAAAACATTACCAGAAATACAAGATTTCTTTTCTAAAGATTATAGAAGTTTAATAGAAGAATGGGCACATCATCAATTAAATGTTGATGAAGAAAGATTTAAAATGCAAGAACTTGAAGAAAGAGCATTTAAAGATATGCTTATTTGTGATAGAGAATTTTGGCATTTCCGTATGATGGAAGATGACTATGATGTAGAATTATGGAATCCAGCATTAACATTTTATCAAAAATCTCCTGACTCAAGATATATATCTGATTCTAATTTTGCAGGTAAATGTGATATGATGAGTGTAGCTGATGTTATTGATGTATATGGATATTTAATGACTGAAGATCAACTTACATCATTAGAACGTATTTATCCAGCTGCTAATGCAATTTATTTAGATAATGGTATGCAAAATGATGGTTCTTATTATGATGCTACTAGATCTCATGAATGGAATACACAAAGACCAGGTTTAGCATATAGAAAATTAGTTAGTAATAGTGACATGAATGCTAGTCAATATGGAGGTGATGTTGTACAAGCTATATTATCAGAAGGAGATGATATAATGACATGGGGTGATTATAACATGATGCGTGTTACAACATGTTATTGGAAGACACAAAGAAAAGTTGGTCATTTAACTAGAATTACAGAAGATGGTGCTTTAATGCAAGAAATAGTTGATGAAACATATAAAGTTACAGATAAACCTGTATATAATACTAAATTATTTAAACAAAAAACAAAAGAAAATTTAATTCAAGGTGAGCATATTGATTATTTTTGGATTAATGAAGTATGGGGTGGTATTAAAATTGGACCTAATGGACCTACATCATGGAGAAATGATACATCAGATGAATCTCCAATATATTTAGGTATTAATAAACAAAAGCCAGGAAGAATAGAATATCAATTCAAAGGTGATAATTCTTTATATGGATGTAAACTACCAATAGAAGGAAGAGTATTTTCTGATAGAAATACAAGATCTACATCACTTGTTGATTTAATGAAACCATATCAAATAGGTTATAATATGGTTAATAATCAAATAGCAGATATACTAGTAGATGAATTAGGTACTGTTATTATGTTTGATCAAAATGCTTTACCACGACACTCAATGGGTGAAGATTGGGGTAAGAATAATTTAGCAAAAGCTTATGTAGCAATGAAAGATTTTGGTATGATGCCATTAGATACTTCTATTACTAATACAGAAAATGCTACTAATTTTAATCATTATCAAACATTAAACTTAGAACAAACAAATAGATTGATGTCAAGAATTCAATTAGCTAATCATTTTAAAGGTCAAGCATTTGAATCAATAGGTATTAATCCTCAAAGAATGGGAACTCCAATTGCACAACAAACAGCAACAGGTGTTACTCAAGCAATGAATCAATCATATTCTCAAACAGAAATGTATTTTACACAGCATTCTGATCACTTAATGCCACGTGTACATCAAATGAGAACTGATTTATCTCAATATTATCATAGTACTAATCCTTCTGTTAGATTAAGTTATATTACTTCTGAGGCAGAAAAAGTTAATTTTCAAATTAATGGTACTAAACTTTTACTTAGAGATTTTAATGTATTTTGTACTACAAAAACAAATCATAGACAAATACTTGATCAATTAAAACAAATGGCTTTAACTAATAATACTACTGGTGCATCTATATATGATCTTGGTAATGTTATTAAAGCAACAAGTATAGCAGAAGTTACAGATGTGCTTAAAGATGCTGAGACTAAACAACAAACTCAACAACAACAGCAAATGCAACAACAGCAACAAATGGCTGAACAACAGCAACAAGCTGCAGCACAAGAAGCTGAAGCACAAAGACAGTTCCAAGCACAACAAGATGATAAAGATAGACAAAAAGATATTACTGTTGCAGAAATTAGAGCTGCTGGTTATGGATCTATGCAAGATATAAATCAAAATCAACAGAGTGATTTCCAAGATGCAATGGAAGATATACGTAAAAGAGATGAGTATAGAGAACAAATGAACTTCAAACGTGAGCAAGCAACTACAAAAAATACTTTTGAAAAATCTAAATTACAAATTGAAAGAGAAAAACTTGCTACTCAAAGACAAATAGCTGAAAAGAATTTAGCAATTGCACGTGAAAATAAAAACAAATATGATGTAGAAAAAACTACCAAACCATCTAAAAAAGATAAGAAATAGTATACTTAGCTATATACTACAAAAAATCTTTCTTTTTTTTTAAATTTAAATGGTTTATGGTATAAAACTTTTGTATATTATATATGTAATAACCAGTAAATAATAATAAAACCATATAATTATGTCAGAAAAAATGCAAGAAACGACAACAGTAAAAGAAGTAGATGTAAACTTGGATGAGATCTTTAACGGTGCTCCAGGAGCAGATTCTGTTGTTACTCCAGAAACAAAAAAACCTAATGTATTTTCAAAACCAGAAAAAGTTGATTTATCATTTTTAGATGGTAAAGAAGAACCTAAAGCTGAAGAAGTAAAAGAAGATACAAAAGAAGAAATTAAAGTTGAAGCTAAACAAGAAGAAGTTAAGACTGAAGTAAAAGAAACTACTACAGAAGAAAAAGTTTCTAAAGATGAGGTAGATGAAATACTTAATGAAGGTTTAGATTTAGCTGAAAAAGAAGATGAAAAATCTACAACATCAGGTAGAAGGAGAATGAGTGATATGACTGATGTCTTCAAAAAAATGATTGAAGATGAACAAATTATTCCTTTTGATGATGATAAAAATTTAGATGATTATACTGCAAAAGATTGGAAAGAGCTTATCCAAGCTAATATGGATGATAGAGCTAATAAAGTTAGAAAAGAAACACCAAAACAATTTTTTAATAGTTTACCACAAGAATTACAAGTTGCTGCAAAATATGTAGCTGACGGTGGCACAGATCTTAAAGGATTATTTGGTGCATTAGCTCAAGTAGAACAAGTGCGTGAACTTTCATTAGATAATGAAGATGGTCAAGCTCATATTGTTAGAGAATATTTAACAGCTACAGGATATGGAAGTGCAGAAGATATTCAAGAAGAAATAGAAATTTGGAAAGATCTTGGTAAACTTGAAAAACAAGCAAGCAAGTTTAAACCAAAATTAGATAAAATGCAAGAGCAAGTTGTAGCAAGAAAATTACAACAACAAGAACAAATGAAAGCTCAACAACAAAAAGCATCAGAAAATTATATGGCCAATGTGTATGATACACTTAAAGATGGTAAAGTAGGTGATATGAAAGTTAATAAAAAGACTCAAGCTCTTTTATATAACGGATTAGTTAATCCAGCTTACCCATCTATTAATGGCTCACAAACAAACTTATTAGGTCACTTATTAGAAAAGTATCAATTTGTAGAACCAAACTATAATTTAGTTACAGAAGCATTATGGCTTTTAGCTGATCCAAAAGGATATAAAGATCAACTTATGTCTAAAGGAACAAATAAAGCAGTTGAACAAACAGTTAGAAAATTAAAAACTGCTCAGTCAACTAAAAAACATTCTAGCGGTGGAGTAACTTCAAATGAAAAGCCAAGTTCTAACAGACGTACTCTTCCAAGAAGTTCTAATATATTTAAAAGATTTTAACATAGACAACAACAATAATTATTAATTTTAAAAAGTGAAAAAATGGCAACACCGGTTTTAAACAATGGTCTCTTTCTAAGAGACACGTCTTACCAGGCTAGTTCTCATATTGATTCATATCACTTAACACAAATGCTTGGTGATGCAGAGCCAATGGACATGGGTCCAGTGGAACTGTGGGCTATGACGCAAAAGGTAGAAATGCCTTTGTATCAAATGGCATCGTTTGGTGGTAAGAACACAATTATGGTGGACAATGCTAGAGGTGAGTACAAATGGCAAACACCTGTTTCTCAGTCTCTTCCTATGTCAATGGGCATAAGTGGATTAACTGATGGAGACGGGAAAGATGGTGAACCTTTCAAAATCAGACTTTCTAAAAGAGAGTTTGGTCATGGGGACATCATTACTTATGATAAGTACAATGGTCTTGAACTTTACATTACTGCAGATGACATTGTCCCTGTAGGAGATGGATGGGTTTATACTTGTACTTTAGTTAATAACGCTACTGGCACAGGTATTGAAACAAAATACTTTGCTGCTGGTACTAAATTCTTCAGAAAAGGTTCTGCAAGGGGTGAATACGGAGAAAGATTCTCTGATATTCAAACAGGAGCAGGATTCAGAGAATTCTACAACTTTGTTGGAGGAGCTGAAGCACACGTACATTATTCAGTTTCATCACGTGCTGATCTTATGATCAAAGGTGGTATGAATGCTGATGGTACTGTACCTGTAACTGAAATTTGGAGAAACTTTGACAAAAACCTAGATCCTTCTTTAGATTCTATTGAGTCAATTGCAGGAGCAATGGGTAAAGATTACATTAAAAAAGCATTTGATAATGGTTCTCTTTCTAGAACGTTCTTAACGTCTCTTGAAGCAGCACACCTTACTAATATTGCTAATGACATTGAATGTTATTTAATGTGGGGTCATGGTGGTAGAGTTAGACAAGACGGTCCA